GAAGCTCTGCGTTCTGCAACAGTGCAGCACCATCAGCGATAGAACCATGTAGGTTATCGTGATCAGAGAACTTATAGATTTGATTAGTGTCTAGGTTCTGTGCAACGATCATCCAGATAGTGTCTGGGGTAAGACCATTACATTCTATATCATAACATAGGCGCATCATGCGTCCTTTCTTTATTTGTTTAAGTACATCTTTAAGTCATTGTACCCACCTATTAGTTCGTCCTTATAGTATACGATAGGTACAGTGTTCATCAAAGATTTCTTCATTATGTTCTTATGCATTTCAGGTTTTAAATCAATAGCGTATTCTGTGAAACCTTTACCAGTCTCCCTTATAAGATCTTTAGCCTTTAAGCAAAACGGGCAGTTGGCTACGCTATATATCTCGTACATGTTTTAGTAACTCCTCTTCTCTTTGTTCTAATTTAGTTATTTCTTTGGCTAACTTGTACAACGCTTCTTCTTTCTTGTTGATCTCACGTTGTACATTTTCTATTTCCCCAGACATACTCATTTGTTTAGCCTCAATGCAAACCAAGATACAGGGAATAGTTTATTCATAGTTTTGCATATCTGATTTGCTACTCGTCTAGTTTCTAGTTGTGTGTCACCTGCACACCTAAGGTTACACATGTCAGCAAAGGCATCAAGACTACCTGACCAGTACCACTCAGTAATCATTGACTGTGGTAGTACCATACGTGCTTGTTCTGGGCATACTCCATTAGATAAGAGGTCTTGGTAAGCTTTAAGACAGGCCCAGTTAGTATCCCCCCAGTCACCTACGTCTACTACCCCATCACTGCCCTGTTTCTTATCTTCTGCTCTACCACGCCAATCACTAGGCTCATAGAACTCAGGCTCACTGTCTACATATCTACGACTGATCTCATTCCAACGTAGAAACTTATGCTTCACTAGTTGCCTAGCTACAAAGATTGGAGCCTTAATGTGAAAGCTTGCGAAGCAGTGACCAAAAGGAGATATATGTCTGTGTTTAGCTAAGTAATTGATAAGCTTGTTATCTTTAGGTAATAGCTCAGTGTATTCATCTTCACGCCAATCGGGATTCCACTCACTTTTCTTACCGAAACTAACTCTTGCAGCATTAACTACTGAAAGGTCACTCCCCATATGATCAATATACGTTGCGATTATCATCTAAAAACCTTTCTATATCTACCTTTACACAAAAGATAGCTGTTCCATTGTTCTGTTTCATTACTTGAGCACGAGATTCTGCTTTCTTACACTCATCTCTTTGTGTGTAAGACCCTAATTGGTAGTGTTCTACCTGCAATCCTGATAATAATTGCATCCACATTAGTATCCACATGATCTACACCTTATCCCTTGACCCTTGTATGTCCTTAAACCCACTCAGACCCTCAGAGGTTTCTTCAGGGGAGCTTAGAATGTTTTCTACTTGCTCTTCTTCTGATTTATCTCGTACTAATCTGTGAAAATCTATGATTCCCCTAGCTACACTGTCAATTTGACCACGCATTATGCCTAAATCTTTAAGCTGATAGTCATTTAACATGTGCAGTTCACGAACTGTTGCATTAATGTTTACTCGTCTACGTAGTTTTTCTGCTACTTTGCTAATCCAATTCATATAACACCTCCGATATCCTCTTATTAGCGTAATTCATGTACTCACTATTAATATCTGCGTCCAAACACTTAGCATACACAATTTCTGTGAACCCTTTTGATGTACAGAAGTCACCTAGCATGTACGTTAGCCTTACAATTTCATCAATTTCTGTTTGTATTTTCTTAAATTCACCCATTAGATATAATCTTTCATGGCTCTATCAAGTTGTTCTATACGCATCTCTGCATATCGCATAACTTTTCTAAGATCTGTTATCTCTGACCCGATCTCGTCTTCACCATCATAGATCTTGTAACCTGCCCTCATGGCATACTTGATAATGTTACCAGTATGAAAGGGTAAGTGGTTATCCATGATGAATGTAATAGGCTCTATTTTCCACATTGTGTAATGTGATGGTTCTTTAACTACGTCTGACATTTAATGTCCTTTCTTTAAGTTCCTTATAGGAAGAGAGTTATTCTCTTTGAAAATTCGGCCCTTGTGGCCGAATTATTTAATATAATTAGAGGTGTTTAATATGACTAAGAGTATTCATCCGAATAGCCTTAAGAATTTAGCTCCTTCGTTCACTAAAGATAACGCTCGTGAGATGCAATTAAAGTCTGCTGCATCACGTAAGGCATCGTCTGATGCTAGGCAAGCCCTTAAGATGAGCATGGGAGACTGGAAGAAATACAAAGAAGATGTTCTAGATCATGTTGATATGAATTCACTTGATGTCTTGAAGATCTTAATGTTCAAAGCTTTAGAGAAGGATGAACTAGATACTGCTAGTGAATTGGCATCTAAAATTGCAGAGTACGAACAACCTAAGTTACAGCGCAGAGAACTTCAGATAGAAGATCTAGGAGCTGAGACATTATCTGACGAGGAACTCGACAAAAAGATTAGATTATTGCGAGTAATTTGAAGATTCTGCAAGAGGCTTAAAGATATGCCAAACCGTTTTGTCGGACGCCGAAAATAAAAGCGGCTTGTCGGACATACAAAATATATATAAGAACCCAAAGATTCTCAGTGAGAGTCTATGGGTTCTTTTTTTTATTTCCATTCCAGTCCATGAAACCCTACAGGTGAATCGAATGACTTTTGAAGTTCTTCGAACATCTTTGGACTCATTGTGACTATATCATATTGTTCAGATATTTCATTGTATTGTCTGATAGAAACAAATCCTTTGTATTCTCCAGTATTACTGATTATGATATCTATGTCACAGTCATCTCCAGTATCATCTAGGATTACTATGTTTGTTTCTTCGCAGTTCTCTTCAATTGTAAAGGGCATTGCTAGGGATGGTTCCCTGTTTCTGCTTGATATTGTTCTTTGAACTCTGGACTAGCATAGGTAAGTAGCAGACCATCTGTTGCTTCTTTAATGTAACTGTCACCCATGTCATAACTACCAAAGGTTGCATCTGTTTTAACTGCTACAAACCAACGAGCATATTCATTTGTTGATTCGTTTTTGGGAAGTTGATAGGTTTTTAGCAACTTCATTTCAGTAGGACCAAATGGGCCATCACCTTTATATATAGCGTATGGGTCTTGCATGTTCCTTGATTTACCTAATAAGTTTTTAGCCATTAGTTGTTTTCCTTATCTGATAATACTTTGTCTATTTCTAATTTTATCTCAATAGATTTAATTCTTTCGAATATCTCATCTAGTTGCTCTTCCATTACTGCCACGAGTACTTCAAGAATGTTTAGTTTACTTTGCATTGTTATTCCTTACTTGTTTACAGCTACGATTATAACAAAAACTGATAGCACGAATAGAAGACCCATCATCATCTGTTATCACCAGATCCTTTTAGTGTTCCATTCTTAGCACGTTCTGATAGTTTGTATAGGTTAGCAGCGGCAATCTCTTCTAGGGATTTTGCTGTGTCCCATTCTAGATAACGTGCGAGTACTGCAACATACCAGAGGACATCTCCCAGTTCTTCTGAGATACCAGTGTAGTCATTATCATCTCGAATACATTTCTTAATTTTGTTTGCAACTTCTCCAGCTTCTCCACACAAACCCATAGTTAAGTATGAGAGTGCTTCGTTTCTTGTACCATCTGGAAAGATTGCAGTTTTCATTGCTTGTTCTTGATATTGATTCATATACATAGTCATTCACAGGTTACCTCTTCTTGTGTTTCTATCCATACTTTTGCTCCACATGACAGAGGTTTATCAGGGCTATACACAATAGTGCATGGCCCATCTATCTTAACTCTGTTAGTGTAAGTGTTTGAGTTATATGTTTTAACAGTCAAGACAGGATCTTTCGAACCTGTTTTGCTGTTGCTTTTTATTATATGTTGATTAACGTGTACTATTGTTTTCATTAGTACCTCTTAACTTTTTCTACGATAGTGTCAACATCATTGAATGAATAGCATAGCCTACAGTCTTGGCATTTCTGACCAGTGCAGTTTTGTTTTTCTATGTGTTGATCTTCCATTACATTATTGAATGTCTTATCAAAGTGTTTAGGACGTTTACTCATGATACTCCCCATGAGTGGGTTACTGAACACTAGTATTAGGTTCTTAGGTTTACCATGCTTATCTATATAGTTAGACGCATAGTGTGGTCTTTTAGTCCAGAGTGTGAAGATACACCAAGGATTGTCTATGACT